AGTACAACAACTTTCTAGTGAAGTAATTAGATTAGAAAAAGAGAATGTTAATATTCAAAAATCATTAACCAAGTTAGAGAGTACTCCTAACATTGATAAGGAGAATAAAATTTTAGATGAATTAATATCTGATTTAGATAAAACACAGCATGACTGTGGAAAGGTAAGACAGGATTTAGATGAGTATGTTGTTGTTGCTAATTTGTTAAAAGATTCTGGTATTAAGTCACAGATAATTAAGAAATATATCCCAGTTTTTAATAATTTAATTAATAAGTACTTACATAGTATGGATACCTTCTTTAACTTTACACTCGACGAAGAGTTTAATGAGGTTATTAAGAGTAGGTTTAGAGATGAGTTTAGTTATTCTTCATTCTCTGAAGGAGAGAAACAGAAGATAGACTTAGCACTTCTCTTTACATGGAGAGAGGTTGCACGTATGAAGAACTCTGCTGCTACTAATCTTCTTATACTGGATGAAGTATTTGATAGTTCTCTTGATGCTGGTGCAACTAATGAACTCCTTAGTATACTAAAGAGTCTTGGTGCAGGTACTAATCTTTATGTGATATCACATAAGGGTGATTTACTTCATAGTAAATTTATGAGGACATTGAGGTTTGAAAAGATAAACGATTTTAGTAAGATGTCAGATGATTCATGAAGTATGGAAGGTATGGAAATATTCATTAGGTAGTTTCAATGATTCCACAACAAAAAAATACGACAATTACATTGTTATCGTACGTAGCATTATTTTTATTATCTACCTTGTCACTAATTGCTTTATTACTGCTGGTGTTATAAGACACTGGGACAGTTCAAAAACTGTCCACCCGACCACACATCAAGTTTCTGACCTGTTATAATAAGTATATCTGAGAGACGCCTAGTGCCTATTACCAAAGAAGTCAAAGGAACTCTTGCCAAACTACTGGCAACTGAAAACCTTACTGTAGAACACCGCAAGGTGAGTACCGCATCATTTGATGTAAACAATCGTGTTTTGGTTCTTCCTATATGGGAAGCATCAGAGACAGTATATGACCTCTTGGTTGGACATGAAGTTGGACATGCCCTATACACCCCTAACGTTCCTGTAGATGCTCCTAAGGGATTTGTGAACGTTATAGAGGACGCAAGAATAGAACGTCTTATGAAGCAGACCTATCCTGGTCTTCGCAAGACATTCTTTGAAGGGTATCGTGAACTATGGCATCAAGATTTTTTTGGAGTTGCTGAAGAAGATCCTAATAAGTTAGCATTGATTGATCGTATTAACCTATACTTTAAAGGTTCATCTCAGATTGAGTTTACTGATGAAGAGAGAGTATTTGTTGATCGTGCTGCCAAGACTAATACATTTGAAGATGTTATAGATTTATCTAATGATCTATATGATTATGCTAAGGAAAAGGATGCAGAGAATGAAGAATTAAATCCAGAGCAACCAGATTTTCAAATGGATCTACCTCAGGATACTGATGAGCAAGAAGAAGTTACTCCTGATAATGAAGGTGACAGTCTTGATACTGATACTGATGATGATGGTGAAGATGGAAGTGGTGATGGAGAAGGTGAACGAGAAGAGGAAGAATCATATGAATCAGACTTAGATGTACCAAGTTATAAGGAAGGTGCTGATTGTGTAAGTGAAACAGAATCTAAGACTGAAGCATCATTAAAGCAAGCATTAGAAACTCTTGTTAATGATGATGCAAGAGAGTGGGTCTACTTAGACTTACCTAAGGTTAATGTTGATAAAGCAATTGTAGGATGGGAGGAAATCCAAGAAGATCTTTACTATCATTTTGAAGGTCAGGCATTTCGTGATCCAGATGAGCAAACATATTATAATGGTAACATTGAGTATGCAAGAGATCATTACTATCTTTATAAAAAGGAAGCACAGAAGTCTGTTAACTATCTTCTAAAACAGTTTGAGATGAAGAAGTCTGCTGATGATTATCAGAGGACAGCTACTTCTAAGAGTGGAGTTATTGATACTAATTCACTTCATAAGTACAAGTTAACTGATGATATCTTTAGAAGAATTCAGATCGTTCCTGAGGGTAAGAATCATGGATTAATTTTCTTACTTGACTGGTCTGGTTCTATGCAGTATGAATTATTAGAGACTCTTAAACAGACTTACAATCTTATATGGTTCTGTAGAAAAGCAGGTATTCCTTTTAGAGTATATGCATTCCAGAATGCACATCATAATGAGGGTGAAATACATCCTGCTATGGCAGATCCTAAGAATCTAACTTTAGCATTAACTGGTGACTTTAGACTTCTTGAATTCTTTTCATCAAAGCAGAATGCAAGATCATTAGAGAAGTCAATGGAGCAGATCTATCTTCAAGCATTTGCTATGAACAATGGTAGGATATGTTATAACAGAAAGTATACATTAGGTGGTACTCCTTTAGATCAAGCAGTTCTTTGTGCACGTGAACTTGTTAGTAAGTTAAAGAAAGAAGATAAGGTAAGTAAAGTAAATGTTATTGCACTTACTGATGGTGAGTCAAATCCAATGACTTACATTACAAAGAGAGAAGAAGATAGTTGTTACTATGGTGATAGAGAATGGCATCAAAGATATATCTGTCACAGTAGAGAAAAGTTTATTCTTAGAGATCCTATAACTCGTTACGCAAAAGAAATTTCAAATAGTTCATATGCTACCACTAAAGATATCGTAGGATTCTTTAAAGAGATTACTGATTACAATTGGGTTGGTATTCGTATTTGTAATAAAAGAGATCTTCAAAGAGAGTTGCGTCAACTTTCTTATGAAGAGGCAGACACTGTATCAAAACAGTGGACAAAAGAAAAGTTTGCATCTGTTAAAAAGAAGTTAGGATTCTCTGAATCATTCTTTATTCCTGATAAGAATCTTGGTCTTGGTACTCAAGATCTTGAGGTTAAGCAGAAGGGTGAAGTAGCATCCAGAGCAGAACTTAATCGTGCTTTTAAAAAACACATGGGTTCTAAGATGGCAAACAAGACCATCTTAAATGCATTCATTAACCAGATTGCATAGTGGCACATGGGGGTAGACACACTAGGCACCCCATGCTATAATAATATTATAAACAAAGAACACATGACTTTCAAATCTACATTCACCAGTGATCAACTGGTCAACTGGTTCAAAGAGAACGTTGGCGAGACTGTAGGGTATACTGACTGCGAAAGAGCAGCAAATGAGTTTGGTGTTAAAGGACCATCTATCGCAGCAAGACTTAAGACACTTGTTAAGCGTGGTGAAGCACAAAAACTTGCAAAAGGAAGTGGATGGCAATTGACTAAGGTTCAACAGATTGCTAAATCACTTGAAAAAAATCTTGCAGCACCAGCAGTAGAACCTAAAATCGATGTCAACTACATTCCCGAAAAGGATTCTCATTATGTACCGTTTGGTAACTTCACTTCCCTTAAGAAAATTATTCAGTCCAAGCAATTCTATCCCGCTTTTATTACTGGTCTATCTGGTAATGGAAAAACTTTGGGGGTGGAGCAAGCATGCGCTCAATTGAATCGTGAACTGATTCGTGTAAACATTACAATCGAAACAGATGAAGATGATCTCATTGGTGGGTTCCGCCTTGTTAACGGTGACACCGTTTGGCACAATGGACCAGTTATTGAAGCTCTCAACAGAGGGGCTGTCTTGCTCCTTGACGAAATCGACCTTGCCTCAAACAAGATTCTCTGTCTCCAGTCCATCCTTGAAGGTAAAGGAGTTTTCCTTAAAAAGACTGGACAGTTCGTCAAACCAGCAGCAGGATTCACAGTCTTCGCCACCGCAAATACTAAAGGTAAAGGTTCAGACGACGGAAGATTTGTTGGAACTAACGTGCTCAACGAAGCCTTTCTTGAAAGATTCCCAATAACCTTTGAGCAATCTTATCCATCAGTTTCAATAGAAACGAAGATATTATTAAATTTTGGATGTGATTCCGAATTTGCTGATAATCTGGTTAAGTGGGCGGGAGTAATCCGTAAGACCTTCTTTGACGGTGGGGTTGATGAAGTCATCACTACACGTCGTTTAGTACACATTGTACAAGCATATAGCATCTTTGGTGATCGCTTGACTGCTATTACCAACTGTGTAAATCGTTTTGATGATGATACTAAGCAATCATTCTTGGATCTATATACCAAGGTTGATGCTGGTGAAGAATCAGACACCCAAAATCCTGACCAATCTTTCTAATACAATGTCAAAAGCAGCAACTGCACAAATCAACGTCGCTCTCCTTGAGCGACTCAGGGACAATGCTGAGACCCTACTATCTTTGCAAAAAGCAAACGTCTTCGACCTTGCTTCACCCAAAGCAACTCAGTTACAAAAGGATTATAGGTCAGCAGACCGACTAATCAAAGAAGTCCGTTGCCTTAAAAAGGCAGAGACTTATCGCAACAAGTTGGGAGCAGTCCCTCTAAATGATGAGGAGCGTAAGTTTCGTGAGCAACGTGACCAAGAAGACCACTACGTACGAAACTAAATGCCAGTTTACAGAGATTACGAAATTCGTATTAACTTAAATGAGTTGATCGAAAAGAGAATACCTTGCTGTGATCTCTTGCATCCAGACCACTGCTTTACAGCAGATCAGATCGCTCAGATAGCTCATGATATTAATATGGACTTGGATTTACATCCAATCTATCATCAAATTGATGAACATATCATGAGGTATGTGAAGGCTGCAGGAATTGATAACACTGAGCATTGGGTAGAACCTCGTTTACCAGATTTGGAGGATTAAAATGTATGCTGACTTGGATGCACTTGATGGTATTATTCCAGAGGACACAAGTTATATGAACAGAAAGTATAATGAAGAAGAGTATCTTAAAGAGATCTCTGACTACATTGCAAACACATACCGAGGTCATTATTCTGTAGGAAATGTACAGACTCTTGATCTCATTGATTCTGTAGGAGATGCTGAAGCATTCTGTAGAAGTAATATTCTAAAGTATGCTTCTCGGTATGACAGAAAAGGAAGAGCACGTAAGGATATCATAAAGATCATTCATTATGCTATACTACTCTTACACTTTAGCGATAAGCGACAAACTGCTGATCGTATAAACGCAGGAAACCCTTCTGCATTCACCGTTGATTATGACAAATGACCGTATTATCTAAACCTACAATTGAAGTATTGAAGAACTTTTGTTCTATCAATAAATCCCTCGTTATTAATCCAGGTAATAGATTAAGTACACTTAGTATTAACAAGAACATTCTTGTCTATGCTGATGTTGAGGAATCCTTTGATTCACAACTGTCAATATATGACCTTGGTGTATTCCTTGGTGGATTGACATTGTTTGAACAACCTACCATTGACACTTCTAAGAACAATTATGTTACTGTAAGTGATCAGACAGGTAGATCTAAGACAAGATTCTTTTATGCAGATCCAGATATTATTACACAACCACCAGAGAAAGAAATCTCTCTTCCTTCTGAGGATGTTAAGTTCCGTCTTGGTAGTACAACTTTGCAGCAACTTCAACGTGCTGCTTCAGTATACCAATTACAAGACCTTTGTCTTTATGGAGATGGTTCTGAGATGAGTCTGTGTGTAACTGATAAGAAGAATGATACTTCTAATAGTTACTCAGTTCAAGTTGGGCAAACTACAGAACAGTTTTGTTATTGTTTCAAGGTAGAGAATCTTAAGTTGCTTCTATCTGATTATGATGTTACGATAAGCAAAGCAAATGTTGCTCTCTTTCAAGGTGAGGGTATTAAATACTTTATCGCTTTGGAACCTAATGCCTAAGAGACAAATTAAAACTAAAGATTATATGGTAGATGGTTGGGATAGATCTCCTCATCTAGCTGTCCATCCATATGTCAGAGGTAGTAGGCACAATAAAATTGGTATGACTATTATGTGGTCCTACTATATTATATTTGTAGCAATGGTTGTTAGATTAATTTGGGTCTTAAATACATGAATGATTTTTTATGGGTAGAGAAGTATCGACCTCAGAAAGTTGAGGACTGTATACTTCCTACAGATGTGAAGAACACCTTTAATAGTTTCGTAGAGCAGGGTGAGATTCCAAATCTACTCCTCTCTGGGACTGCTGGTGTAGGTAAGACCACCATTGCTAAGGCATTGTGTAATGAATTAGGAGTAGATAGTTATGTCATTAATGGGTCTGATGAGGGTAGATTCTTGGACACTGTACGCAATCAGGCAAAGACCTTTGCTGCTACTGTTTCTCTTACATCTACATCTCGTCATAAAGTTCTCATCATCGATGAGGCAGATAATACAACGCCAGATGTCCAACTCTTATTACGTGCGTCGATTGAGGAGTTCCAAAAGAACTGCCGTTTCATATTCACGTGTAACTTTAAGAACAAAATAATAGAACCATTACATAGTAGAACAACAGTAATTGATTTCAATGTCCGTGGAAAATCTAAACAAAATCTTGCAGCATTGTTCTTCGAGCGATGCAGAGATATCCTTACCAGAGAGGAAGTACGGTTCAATGACAAAGTGGTTGCCACCGTCGTACAGAAGTACTTCCCAGACTTCAGAAGAACACTCAACGAACTCCAAAGATATAGTTCAACAGGTTCTATCGATACTGGAATCCTCGCAGCATTAGGTGATGCTAATGTTGATAGTCTTATATCTCATCTAAAGAATAAGAACTTTAACGAGGTTAAGAAGTGGGTTACTCAGAATTTAGATAGTGACACTTCTGCAATCATGCGTAGACTTTATGATAGTCTTCATGGTATAATGGAAGGACCAAGTATTGCAGCAGCAGTATTAATTATTGCTGAGTATCAATACAAGGCTGCCTTTGTGGTAGATCAGGAGATTAATCTCTTGGCATGCCTTACTCAGATTATGTTGGAGTGTGAATTCAAATGAATAAAGACAAACGAAAATTAAGAGCACAAGTTAAGTCCAGATTTTATTAT